TTGATGCCAGAGGGTATACGTAGGTGTGTAGGACGTGCATAGTCTGTTATAGGACTAAACTGTATTAACTTGCTTAGGTGAGGCCAATTCCTATTGGACATTAAGTTGAAGTAGGCTCTACGTAAAATAGCAGCTACCTGCTCTGACTCAACTGTGTCGAATATACTGTTGACTTCATCTGTATCTAGGTCAGACATAATCTCTTGAACCATGTCAAGTAGCGTATCTTTCATCTAATTCTCCTAAAAAATTGATAAAAAAGGGGAAGCGGATTACTCCAACTCCCCCTAGTAAACTCAACTAATTAAACTGAGTAGATGTATTCTACGACAACAGTACCTGCTGAAGGACCACTAACAACTAGCTTACCACCTGCTGCTACAGGAACGTTTGTAGCTTTAGTGTTATCTTCTGCTGCTAGAACGTCCACACCACCAACTGTAGCTGAAGTTACAACGCCAGTGGCGAAGTCTTCAATAATGTTAGTAATAGTAGCACCTGCTGGTACTTCAACTTCACTTGGTAAAGAATCACCATCGAAGTTAATTGCCACTTCATAAGTTAAACCGTCTGTACTCTTAGCACCAGTGAAACCACCAACACTACGTGCACCATACTGCGCTTGTACTCCGCGCAAAGGAGTTGCTTCAAAACTCATATTATTTCCTTATTAAAATTTAACTGCTGAAGTGATGTAAATAGCTAACGTATCTAAACGTTGAGCACCAATACCAAATCTAGCACGAGTTACAAATTCATCACGAGCCATATCTTTATTACGCTCACCTTCTACACTTGGCATTTGTCTCCAAGCTGCCATCATAGGCTTAGTGTTGTCGTCTAAGATAGACATGAACACGTTAGCCACGTTGTCAGCGATAGTAGTAGTACCATCAGAAGAAACGCCTTTTGCTAAACGGTTTGAAGTGATGATGTTCCAACCGTATAAATCCATTAAGAATGAATGGTCACGGTCAAAGCCTGAACCTAAAATCTTCTCACCGAAAGAAGTAACATCGTGAGTGATTGTAGTTAGCTTATCTAATGAAGCCGCACATACTGGGTCAATCGCTGCAACACGACCAGCGTAAGGTACGTTAGCTTTGTCAAAAGAAAGCTTTAAGCTAATTAGGTCAGATAACTGAATTAGGCCATCTGTCTCTTTAGAAGCTAAACGATGAGGGAAACCTGCAACAGTGTTACTGTCTGTAGGAGTTTGTGACTCATCACATACCTTGAAGAATTGAGTCTCAAAGTATTCTTGGATAGCACGAGTTGACTCTTGTGAGCGAGCTGCCATTAATGATTCTACTTGAGCACCATCTTGACGTAACTTATCGCTTACATGCCAAGCATCACCAATGTAGTCTGAGATGACTAACTGAACTGTGCCTGAATCAATTGGGTTGTACACAATCGCTGTATCTTCCTCTACATCTTGAATTGTAGCTGAACCGATTGTTTTGATGTTTAATGTTTCGCCTGAACCGAAATCACCAACATTACGGAACCAACTTTCTGGCATTAAGCCATCGTGTAAGTTGGTTAAAATAAATGAGCTATACTGCTCTGCTTCGATAAAAGCGCGTGAATTACTTGTTACTTGCATTTGTTATTTCCTTAACTAATATTGTGTTTTGCGTATACTGCTTGTTTATGCCTAGCCATCTCTGCCATTAAATCTCTTGTAGTTGCTCCAGCCATAACTGACTTTTCTGCTGCTTTCAAGAAACCTTCCGCAAACTCTTGTGGAGGAGTGTAAGAGTGGTTAGTGTTTTGACTTCCCTTCATCATTGAGGGGGTGTCGGCTTTGTCAAAGAATGATATAACCGCTTTAGGGCTGGTGGCCGCTAACTGGTTAAAGGCTTCTTTAGACATACCTAGCTCTTGAGCTTTTTCATAAAAGGTAGACTCTGCTTTTGTACCGTACAGTTCAACTAACTTTTTCGTAACCGAATCAGTGTTGCTTTGAATTGTCTTAGCCTGAGAGTTTGCTTCTAATGCTTGCTCAACTAGTTTTGCCACATCCTGTACTTCTGGTTCCGCTTGAGGCTGGTGGGCCACAGGTTCCTTGGTAGCAGTTAGCTTAGTAACGATTTCAGTTAAAGAATCAATCTTCTCTTGTTGAGCTCTTAACGTTTCCACTTCCTTAGATAATACTTCCTTTTCACTTTTTAAATCGGGAATGTATTCTTGTGAGTGTTTTAACGCTTCAAGAGCTTGACTTACTGAGCCGTATTTACGCTCTCCTTTATCATTCTTAATAGAGTCTAGTTGGTCACCAAAGTCATTAGATGATGTAGGCGTAGACTCTTGGCTAGAATCTACCTTTATTTATTGTTTATCTTCTTCTTTAAATATTGACATTAATCTTCCTTTAATGCTTATGTGTATGTTATTTTGTTTTCTTTTGAGAGAGAAAGAAAACTTGTTTCTTAATATATCTACTCCGTAGTAGTATAAATAATAAACCTTATACTATATAATACCTGTTTTTTGAGTGTTTTTGGTAAAATTATTTTCACTTTTTTACAACTATTTTAAGAAAGCGTTATTATTCAATGAGTTCCATAATCTCTCTAATAGCCCTATTATACCCATTTTTGTCAGCTTGTATGTAAGCCCACGAAGGACTCTCATACGTTTCTAACTTTTCACAAGCGGTAGTTCTATT